TTCAAATCCATAGTTTTTTGTCCTCGATATGAGCGCCCCCGCGCTGACGCTTGGGCTGTAGTCAAAAACGCCCCCGCGCTGAGGCTTGGGGTTATGGTCCAAGCGGTTGCGCAGGGGCGCCGGCTATCAAAACTACTAGCTGTTTACCTGAACTCCGGAGGTGTTCCGGATCACGGCAGTGCCGTACAGAACGTCCACGGTAAACTGCTGCGCCAGCGTGTTGGGCTGGTAGCTCATCACGACGCGGACGCCGAAGTTACCCAGCTCGGCGTACTCGGCGATGGCTCCCGTTCCAGGCAGCGGCTGGGGCAGGCGGCGAATCACCAGGCCGATCGCGTCCTTGGTGAAGGCCATGTTGTGGGTGGTGATCGGGGCGCTGCCCGTCTTGGAGATGAACTGAGACCGGAAGATGAAGAAGTCTTTCAACTTTCCGATGGTTCCGTCGATCACGGCGCGCAGGCCCGCTTCGCCCGCCGTCTGGAACTCGCTGAACCGGTCGATCTGGCGCAGCGCCGAATAAGTGGCTGCGTCCACCACCAGGTACTTCGGCTCGCTGTTGGGAACCTTGGCCTGAAACAGCGCCGTTTCCGCCGAATCTATGGCGGCCTCGGTGATCGCCGTGCCCGCCGTGCCCACCGGAGTGTTGGCGGTGAACGAAGCGTACAGACCGAGCAGATCCGACTCGATTTTCTGCGCGATGGCCACTACCGCCGGCTGCATGTAAAGCTGCAACAGATCCGGCACTGCGAGAACCTTGGTGACATCCGGAATCAAGAACGTCGCTTCACAGTGCGTGTTGAGCACGATCTGCGCGTTTCCGATATTCGGATTCTGCGTCTGCACCGTACCGCCCTCCAACAGGTTGTTGGCGGTCAGTGTCGGCGCAATCGGTATGTTCACCGTGTCCCCGGCTTGCGCCAGGATCGGTTCGTAATCGCGATTGACCAGGTTCCCCATGACGAGGTTCCCCACTAGGGCGGGCAAAGCGTCGGCCGCCACCAGTTTCACAATCGCGTTCGCTAAATTCGCTGATGTAATTGCTGGCATTTTCTCTCCTGAGTTTTGTTAATTAGGCATCGCTGCCCGTCCCGCCCGAATGGCGGCTGCTACATCCCCTTGGGCTGCGAAGCAAGACGAACGATCTCCTGCCGCACCCGATCCATCTCTTCCCGGCTCATACCTGGCCGAATCTTGTCGATATCCACGCCTACCGGGCCACCGGCCGGCGCCTTGTGGCCGGGAGTGACACCCGAGCCTCCGGAAATCCGCGCCGGCAGAAACTCGGGATTGGCGGTGACGAAGTTGGCGAGATAATCCTTGACGCCCATTTCGCCGCCTTCGCCCCGAGCCACGAGCCTTCCGTCTTCGGTGCGTACGATGTCGTCGCGGACGGCGCGGAAGGCAAGGTCCACCTTGCTCACGCCCAGCCTCTGCAGCTCGGCGCGGATCGTCGAGCTGCTCTGCGCCTCCTCGGCGATCAGCTTGCTGCGCCGATTTTCTTCGACCAGCTCATTCAGCCGCCGCTCGAGCTGCTCTCTTCGGCGGCGCTCTTCCAGAAGCTCCGCTTTGTAAGCCGGCTCGTGCTTGGCTTGCTCTCTCTGGGTGAACTCTTCGAGAGCCTGCCGGACAATCGACGTCACATCCGTGGCCGCTGGTAGCGGGTCGTTCTTCACGTCGTCCATAAGTCTCCTCAATCAAAATGACTGCGCGATCCGGCCCCCGCGCTGACGCTTGGGCTGTAAATCCGGCCCCCGCGCTGACGCTTGGGTTATGCGATCCATCCCACTCGCTAGCGCTCGAGGGCCCTCAAGCCATCGGGGCGGCGCCGCCCGCCCCAGACGACAACCTCAAGCGCTAGCGAGTGGGATGGATCGCTTCAACTAAACGACGCGTCGATTTCCGTAGCGATCTGCGTCTTGATATCCTGCCTGGCGTCGCAGAAGTACTTCAGAGCGAGCTTCTTGAACAGCTGCTTCTTGAGCGTCTCGGAGCCAATCCCGAACTCCAGCAGCTTTTTGGCGTCGTCAAGCTCATTACTAAAATCACCAATGTCGAACTCATCCAGGCCCGAAACATGGATGGAAAGGCCATCCTGACGCGCGCTCTCAATGGCGCCAAGAACCTGCTTGATGGTGTCCTTGACCGCGTCGCCGTAAGCCCGCAGAACCTCTTGCGTGATGGCGAAGTCTCTCTGCTTGCTCAATCCGGATTGAGCCAGGGCGGAGGGCTGACTTCCTCCGGCCTGGGTCATGAGGTAACAAACGCGATAGATCTCGTCCTTCAGCCGCTCCAGGTTATCGGCGGCAATCTGGAAGACGTGGCCAGTGGGCTCGGTCCATCCGAACTTGTCATTCGGTCCGAGCTGGACGTAGTAGGAATCGCCGACAATCTGATCCCAGGGGCGCTCGGAGTAAATCACCGGCATCGAGAACAGTCCCATGGTCAGCGCCCAGGAGAGCGCGTTGGACTTGTTGAAGTGCTCGAGCTGCAACAGCGCGGCCTTATTCATCAGCCAGAGGCCTTCGCTGACCTTGAGCTGAAATACGGGCACGCGAGACTGCGCGGCCAACGCATGCCGGCCCTCGTCGATCAACTGAATACCACTCTTGACGTCGCCGCCTTCGACGCTCGAGTAGATGCGGAAGGTCTGCCGGTCATAGTGAATCCAGCGGGTCTCCCGTCTCCAACCGGAGTCGGTCACCTTCTCCTGGCGCAGGCAGGAGGTTCGAATCACGATCCAGGCCAGATTTCCGTCAGCGTCGTGGCTCCAATTGATGACCTCATCGGGCGTGTACTCCGTCAGGAAAGCCCGCGACATGCCGGAGGCGTCCTCTTCGGCGCGATTGGCCGCCGGTTGCGAAGAGCGCGGAAAATCCAGCGCGATATACGTCTTGCCGAAGACCAGCGTATTCACCAGCTGCTGGCGAAAGAATTCGGCGAGGGTGGCGCCCTTCAGGTCGCAATCTTCGGCGAATTCGTTGTAGAACTGCTTGCCGGCTTCGTTCGACCCGTCGAAGACCAGGGACGGCTCACGGCGTAGAAGCGTGGCTGCGTACCAGTCGATGGTCGACCCGATGTAGTTCTCATAGAAGACCCGGCAGAGCCGCTCCTGATATACGTCGTCAGGCTCTTTGTTCCGCCGTATCAAGTACTCGAAGGCATGCTCGCGCATGGTCTCGCCACCGGAGTACAGTACGCGGTACTTCTTCCACATCGCCTTTCTGAGAACGTACTCGGGATGTTCCCGATTAATGTTTTCCATAGTCGCGCCTCTTTACCAAAACAGCCGCTGCGATCGCTCTCCGATCTTTTGCAACGAACCGCACTCCTGCCAAATCAGGTACCCCAGAGCATCGGACAGGTGCGTCCGGGCCCGGTCCCTCTCCTTGTCAACCTGGTTAGTGTCTTCCTTGTAAGCAACTTGCTCGAAATCCTTGATCAGCTCTTTACATCGCGGGTCGACCATCATCTGAATCTCCCCGGTGGCCGGCCTGAGCTTGGCGTTCACGAGGCTCACCCGCTCCCGCACGGGCGGGTTGGACCGAGGCACCTTGTAATGCACGGAGGTATTTCCGTTCGCCCGAAAGAATTCCCGGATGATCTGAAAATCGGAAGAGCCGGTGGTCTGGGCGGCGTTTCCCGACGCATCGCCGTAAACCACAACTCCCGCCAGATGCCGCCCAAACGACTTGTGAAAACGCTCGCACGCCTCCTCGGTAGTGGCGTGCCTCAAAACAATCTCATCCAACACAGTGACCCGGCCGCCGCAGATCTGGGCCACGACCGAGCTCATCGGGTCGACGTTAAAATCGAGCGCCCAGAGCAGCGGCCGGCGCTGATCGGCGGTCAGCTCGGCCACATGATCTTTGCGGTCGAAGGTGTGATACACGCGCCCGCCATGCATTTGCACGTACTGGCCGAGCGCTTCCTGCTGATAGAACTTCTCGTCGTAGCTGCCCTTGAGGTTCTTGTAAAAATCCGGCGTTTTGCCGAGCAAGAAGCGATTCTCATTCGGCTCCGCGCGGATCACTTCGTATCCCGGTTTGGGCTCGGCGATGAAGCGCTGATACACCCAGTCGTACCCCTTCGGTGTCCAGGCCGCGAAACCGCACAGCTGTTTGGCCTTGGGATCGCGCAAGCGGCCTTCCAAGCGAAGCCAGGCGGCCTCGGGCACATACGTGAGCTCGTCCAGCCCGAACCACGCCAGGTTGGTTCCTCTTAGCCGCTCAAATTCGTCCAGCGGCCGGAACAGAATCTGCGATCCGGTTTCCTTGAACTTCAGAATGTTCTCCGCCTTGAAGAAATCGTACGGAAGACGGTTGCTGTCCAAAATTTCGAACAGCGCCTGCTGGGTTGCGTCTTTCAGCATCGGGTAGGTCGGGGCTCCGACCAGTCCCGTCCTCCCCGGATTGGCATACGCCAGCTTGATGGCCTCATGGCAGAGCGCAGCGCTCTTGCCCGATCCGATCGGTCCGGAGAATCCTTTGATACGGGCCTCCGAAGTGTGAAACGCCACCTGGGATGGGAGCGGTTCGTAGCCTACTCCTCTGTATTGGATTCCGTCGTCTCGCTCGGCTGCACCCATTTGATTCTGATCTCCCTTGGTTTGACCTCTTCAACGTGCTGTAAAAGCTCTAACAAGCGGATGTACTCGCTTGCCGTGATCTTGAGATTCTCTTTTTGGAACTTCGCCTCGAAAATCCTAAGCGCCTCCCGGACTACATCCGCTTTCGTCTTCGTCTTCGGAACATCTCCGGTACTGTCCTCGCTATTGGGCATTGGTCTCCTAGCAAATAAAAAAGCCCTCCGTTTC